AACGGATATTGTTGAATGGATAAAGGTTTCTGAGTCTACCATCTACAGATGGATGGACGAAGGTATCTTTCCAAGACCTTTGAAGTTAGGTGCGGAGAGCAAACAGAGTCCTATGCGGTGGATACGCAAGGATGTATCTGATTGGATTAAAACCAGACCAAGGACAAAGTAATGTTAGAAAAATTAATCTTTGGGCCACCAGGCTGTGGCAAGACGTTTACGTTAATAAACGTGGTTCGTGATGCGTTGAAAAAGGGTACACCACCAGATAAGATAGGCTTTGTATCTTTCTCTCGTAAATCAGTTGAAGAAGCTAGAACAAGGGTTGCAACTGAACTAAATCTTACAGAGGAGGACACACCCTGGTTTAGAACTTTACACTCTACGGGTTTTCAATGGCTTGGTTTTAATAAAGATCAAGTCATGTCTAAATATGATTTTAACAATATTGGTAATGAGGTTGGGTTAGTATTCGACACAAACACAGCTAGAAATAGTCAAGATGGTTTGATAAACATGTCAGCCAGAGAAGGCAACAAGTATCTTGAGGTTATACATAGATCTATTATGAGATGTGTATCTTTAGAGGAGCAGTTTAACGAAACAGAAGATTATACATTACACTGGACGTTACTTAACAAACTTAATGCTGTCTATCATAATTTTAAAAAAGAAAACGATAAAGTTGATTTTACAGATATGATTAAAGGATTTGTAAGAGGGGGCAGTTCACCCAGTTTAGATTTATTAATTGTAGATGAAGCACAAGATTTAACTCCACTGCAATGGAGACAGGTTGATGTTATGAAACATAATGCCAAAGAGATATGGTATGCAGGTGATGATGATCAATGTATACACAGATGGAATGGTGTATCTGTTGAGGACTTTATGAACTCTTGTCATAATATCGAAGTTTTAAAACAAAGCTACAGAGTTCCTACTTCTGTTTTTTCTGTTGCGAATAGAATTGTAAAAAGAATATCTTATCGCCAACCTAAAGATTGGCATCCTATGATGAAGCCTGGCAGTGTTAACTATCATTTAAATATGCATGATGTAGATATTGACCAAGGTTCGTGGACAATTATGGCCCGTACAAATAAAATTGTACAAAAGATAGCAAACTCTTTACGAGAGGATGGGTATCTTTTTAATCTATATGGTTCACCTAGTTTAAATCAAGGCATGATTAATAACATGAAAACATGGGAGCTTTTGCAAAAAGGCAGTAAGCTACCTTTACAAATGATTAAAGATTTGTATGCTGCACTTCCCAAAGTGGGAGATAATGCAAAAATTAAACGTGGTGTAACAAAACAGTTAGATTTTTTAGAGCATGATCTTATTCTTGGATATGATGATTTAGTTAAAAACTACGGGATGATTGCACCAAAAGATACTCCCTCAAGAGATATGCTGAATGTATCAAAAGATGATCGGTTTTATATGGATGCGTTGATTAGAAGAGGAGAAGATTTTGAATCTCCAAGGATCGATGTGTCAACCATTCATGCCATGAAAGGAGGTGAGGATGACAACATCATGCTTATGTCAGAGTCATCTCGTGCTTGTGTCAAGAACGAAAACCAGGATGATGAGCATAGAGTCTTTTATACAGGTGTCACAAGAACAAAAGAAAACTTACATATAATAGAAACAGGGTCGGAGCATAGGTATCAAATATGAAAAGAGATCAGATATTAGATAAAGCAAAGATATTGATCAGTGGTGAAAGAGCAAAGGATTATGGTGATGCTTATCTTAACCACAAAAGGATAGCCGAACTCTGGAGTCCAATACTTGATAAGGATATTACAGTTGAACAAGTGTATGCTTGTATGATTGCTGTTAAACTGTCTAGATTAATTGAAACACCAGACCATGAGGACTCGTGGATTGATATATGTGGATACGCTGCTTTAGGAGGAGAGAAGAATGAGAGATAACAGTACAATGCATTTTCTTGAACGTCTTGAACTTGACCAGATGGAAAATGATTGGACACCTCCTACAGAGTTTCCAGATCTGACAAACTGTAAATATATAGCTATAGACTTGGAAACAAAAGATCCAAATCTTAAAAAGCTAGGTCCAGGGTGGACACGCAAAGATGGATATGTAGTTGGCATAGCTATCGCAGGTGGTGACTTCATGGGTTATTATCCTATACGGCATGAAGCAGGTGGCAACCTTGCAGAGGACAGAGTTATGTCATGGTTAAAGGATCAATTGAACACTCCCAACATTCCAAAAATTATGCACAACTCCATGTATGATATGGGATGGCTATATGCCTCTGGTGTTGATGTGAAGGGCAAGATCATAGATACAATGGTTGCTGCACCTCTGGTAGATGAGAATAGGTTTTCCTATGCTCTGAATGCTCTAGGGCGGGATTATATAGACATGAGGAAAGATGAAAAGCTTTTGAGGGCAACAGCAAGTGATTGGGGAATTGATGCTAAAGAAGAGATGTGGCGATTACCTGCAAAGTTCGTTGGTGCATATGCCGAGCAAGACGTAATTATGACCTTGAAACTATGGGATAGATTGCAGACAGAGATCACCTCGCAGAGTCTTGAAACAGTATTTGATCTGGAAACAAGCTTAATACCCGTTGTCATGGATATGAGAAAGAAAGGTGTAAGGGTAGATCTTGATCAAGCTGAAAAAGCAAGAAAAAAATTAATTAAAATAAAAGATGATTTAGTTCTTGACATAAAAAAAGAAACTAGTCTGGAAGTATTACCCTGGGTGGCAACAAGTATTGCATCTGTGTTTGACTTTTACAAAGTACCTTACGGACGGACAGAGAGCAACAATCAGCCGTCTTTTACAAAAGCTTTCTTACAGACTTGTGAACATCCTATTGCATCAAAGATATTGAAACTAAGAGAAGTTGATAAGGCAAACAATACGTTTATCGATAGTATACTAAGATATGAGCACAAAGGTAGAATACATTGTGAGTTTCATCAGCTAAGATCAGATGACGGAGGAACAGTTACTGGCCGTTTTTCTTCTTCTAATCCAAATCTGCAGCAGATACCTGCTAGAGATCCAGAGATTAAGTCTTTAATAAGAGGTTTGTTTCTACCAGAAGAAGGCACAAAGTGGGGGAGCTTTGACTATTCGAGCCAAGAGCCAAGGTTATTGGTTCATTATTGTGCGAGTCTTGGTGAAGATAGACATCCCAAGATTGATGAACTTGTAGAACAATATAATACAGATGATCCAGACTTTCATCAAATGGTGGCAGACATGGCTGAGATTAATCGTAAACAAGCCAAAACAGTTAACCTTGGTATTATGTATGGCATGGGCATAGGTAAGTTGGCAAACACTCTAGATATAACAAAAGAAGAAGCCAAAGAGTTGTTAGCTAAATATCATTCTCGTGTGCCGTTTGTAAAAGGTTTAGCAGATATGGTTTCTTCCAGAGCATCTAGATACGGACAGATACGGACTATCTTAGGTAGACGTTGCCGTTTTAATTTATGGGAGCCTAATAGTTTTGGTTATAAGAAACCTTTAAAGTATGAAGAAGCACATAAGGAATATGGGCCTAGTATACGAAGAGCCTTTACTTACAAGGCATTAAACAAACTTATACAAGGTAGTGCTGCAGACCAGACAAAGAAAGCTATGGCGGACTGTTATGAAGAGGGATTTTGTCCATTGATCACTGTGCATGATGAACTGTGCTTTAGTATAGAGTCTGAGGAGCAGGCATCAAGGATCAAGGAGATTATGGAAACGGGTCTTGAACTAAAAGTTCCAAGTAAAGTTGACCAGGAGTTAGGTGATAATTGGGGAGAGGTTGGATGAAGTTATGAAGCCTTTTTTAAAAACTATTTATATATATCTTTAAATTTTTTTAAATTTTAATTATAGAAAAAAGACTTCATTGCTTCATACAGTTACTTCTTCCATACGCTTACATAAACGCTCCGCCCGATTTGGCACCTGTTTATGCCACCTCGAGTCACGCATCTGGTAAGCACTTTCCTTCCAATTGCCGTCCATAACAGCTTGTATATGTTTACGAAACTTGCTGTATCTTGGTCTGCCTAAGTTAAACATCATGTTTGCTATAATCTGTTTTACTTCTTCTGGTAGTTTGTCCCAATCATCATAGACTTTCTTACAGTCTTGGATAACAGTTTGTATGTCTTGTTCAAAGAGTTCTGTAACTCTTTCCTCAGATACCTTTGCACCTAGCTCCAGATCAAACTCTGGTTCATCCTCTCTGCACAAATGTCCGATTCCTACTGTCTTTAGGGAAAGATGATCGAGGTATGTTTCATACTTGACCCCCTCATCAATAATGAGTTGTTCTCTTAATTTTTCTAAATCCATTATGGACTCCTTGCTTGTAATGATTGTGCTAATGCTTGTGTAGTTGGATTAGGATTAACAATCGGATTTGTTCCTAAAGGACTCACACCACCAGCACTTGATGCCGCAGATGGAGGTGTTATTTGAGAACTTAAATTAGTTTTCATTTTATCTACTTGTGGAGCTAATTGTGATTTTATATCTTTTGTAATTGGTTTTATTTCTTCAGTTGTCTGTTCTTGTAGTCCTCTTAATCCTTGTGCCTCTACTTGTGCAGCAGTTGTCTGTGCTATTTGAAATAATTGACCTATTTTATCTTCACCAGGTTTTCTACTAGCCATCATAATTTTTAAAACTGTTGGATTTCTTAACATCCTAGACATGAACATATAACCTGCAGCAATTGGTAAAGTTGCTAATGGTGCAGTCAAAATTCCATATAATGTCAAGGATAAAGCAATGGTTGGTGCAGCTAAACCACCTTTACCAGCTGTCGCTGCATTAGATACTTTAACCATATCATCAGCCAAAATATTTAAATTTTTAGCGGAGCCAGGTCCAAACATAGCATTGATAGTATCATCCCCATAATTAGTTAAAACATTTTTGAGTTTTGTTCCAAGTGCTCCAGATTTAAATGCATCTTCAAAATCGGGAGTTAATCTAATCTCTCCAACGTCATCTACTGCAGCACCTATGTCTTTTAACAATTTACCCATAGATGCATCTTTAACTGCTTCAAAGGTTTGAGGAGCTAAATTAGCTTTAGCAACACTTATAGATTCTGGACTTTTAAAAACTGCTTGTGCTATTTTTTCTGGATCACCACCT